TGGGCAATCTCGCCCTTGGTTGCAGTTGTGGTTGCAGGGTGGGCAGGTCATGGCTGCTCTCCTTTCAGTTCTGCAAGTGCGCGCTGTATATAATACTTCATTGCACCATACGACGGTAGGTAATCAGCCTCGCAATCTTGTTCTAGGTCAGTAAAAGCCACCTCCAGCTTGGCCTCTGCCGCCTTTGCTCGCTGGTAGTTTGACTGTGATACGTCAGCCCATTCCTTGCAGGCTTTCTCCAGTTCCTCGATGCGATCCTCATGCAATATGCGTTCGGCTTCCATTGCATTAGCGTAACCCCGCTGTTCTGCGTCTTGCAGCTTGACTTCCAGTTCCTCGATACGGTCCCGCATTTGCTGTGCCATGTGTTCTACTTCGCCCATGACACTACCCATACTGTCAACGTATTCATCCCACCGCTTCACTAGATCATCACTCATGGCTGTTCTCCTTTGATTTTGGCGATGGCGATGCGGGCTGGGTTTGCGTCATAGTCCCGCTTGCGATAGCGTTCATGCACTGGATGGTCAGAGGGGTATTCCCACTGCGAGTACTGATCGAGTTCATCTCGTGACTGCACAAGACCAACCATCGCTATTGTCAGTTTTGCTTCTGCTTCATCTGTTCGTAGTCCTTCATATGACAGCGCCTCCACCGCCTTCGCCAGCTTGGCCTCTAGTTCCTCGATGCGATCGGCAACTTCTTTTGTGACTATGGGAATCATCTCATAATCCGCGCTGGTCATATGTTCTTGGTCGTAGTCTTTTGCACAACGGCCTAAGTATTGCAGCCGCTTCACTAGATCATCACTCATGGATGCTCTCCTTTCATTTCTGCGAGGGTGGTCTCTGTTTGTTTTGCAAGTTCTCCAGCAATGTAAGCACCGTGATCCAGCGGCATGTGGTTGCTATCCATTGCCAGCTGGTGGCCATTCATGTCGTCCCCGCAGCAACAGACGCCCGCTTCGATGGTGCAATGTGTGTAGACGTTTATCCACCCTTCCAGCGCATCCACCGCCTTCGCCAGCTTGGCCTCCAGTTCCTCGATGCGAGCATGTTGGTTGTGGATGACATGGTGTGCGCCTGTTGGGTCTTGTTCTACGCACATCATTGTGTCGTAGTGTTCGTCAAAGCTGCGCCTAATGCCGTCAATACCAACCACTGTCAGATCATCTATCGTCATATCATCACTCATAGCTGTTCTCCTTTCAGTTCTTTAAAAGCCTTGACGATGCGATATAGTCCAGTCCCTTTGGTAATGTCTTCTTCATCGGGATCAAGCAAATAGATAGCCTCATCCAGAGCCTCAATTGCCTTCGCACGATCAGCCTCCAGTTCCTCGATGCGTTCGGTAAGTATGGCATTTGCATCTCGCTCACTATTAAGTGTCTGCGCTGCAAAATATTCAGATCGGTCCATGTCAGATAAGTGCTGCACCTCTGCTAAAGTAAGCTGACGCAGAGTTCTCGCAGCGCCAGCCTGACGCTTTATTGCGGCCTCCAACTCCTCGATGCGGTCGGCGGCTTCTTCACCAATGGGTGGGCCGAAAAAGCGCAGCCGCTTCACCAGATCATCACTCATCGTCCCGTCCTTTCAGTTCTGCCTCAAGCGCCTGAACCCGATTGTGAAGCTCGACGACAACTGCACAAAGGGACGTGAGAGGGTCGTATTGTTTATGCTCTACCGCAGGCAACGTATAGCTTTTGTCCGTAAAGTGGAAAGTTGCTTCATTCACAGTCGGAGACCCAAACGTGAAGGTGTGTTTTGATGTATCTAAATCATCACTCATCGTCCTGTCCTTTCAGTTCTGCGAGGGTGGTGCGGGCTTGTTCCGCTAAGTAGTCATCTCCGCTATTACCAGCGTGACGAATTACCCCTTTCGTAAACTCCACCGATAAGGCCAGCCTACGTTCATATTCTGCAAACCCTGCGAACATTAGAGCTTCCGCCTTCGCCAGCTTGGCATCTGCTGCATCCAGCTTTGCGTCATACCGAGCAAAAGTCGCAGCTTCACGGTCAAGGACGTTTTTTAGTTGCCCTTCCAGTTCCTCGATGCGGTCGGCCAGCTTAAGGATCAGGGTTTCGGCATTCAGCACCCCAAAGCTGACTGTGGGCAGGACGGCGCTGCCCTTCGCGCGGCGGGCAATGGCTACAAGATCATCACTCATTCGACATACTCCCCTTTGATCAGTTTACGGTACTGGGCCCATCCAATAAAGTTTCCAGAATACATAGGATCAAGCCAATGGGAGTCCGGGCTTGCCTGATGCTCCATGGGAGATGCATGGATCCTGTCAGAGGTCACAAGGCCGTCGTAGCGCGCCAGCTCAGCCTCATAAGATGCATCCCCATTGAACGGCTTGTAGCTGATCCGTGCACAGCGCGCGGCCGACACCTTGATCAAATTCATCTTGTGTCCGCCTAAATTTTCCCGATCTTCTTGAGTGATATAGGGCAGGTGCCAATTGTCGTGTTCGATTTTCTCAACATCGGCTTCTTCAATGGCCTGCCGTACCATCCGCGCCAGATCCTTCAAGTGAGGCTCTGCATCAACATGATCGCGAAGATGCAGAAAATTGTTCCAGCTGGTCGAGGTGACTAAGGTGTCCATCCACGCAAATGGTTCCAGCAAACGGTTCACGATCTGCTTGTGATAGCCGGCCGCCATAAAGGCTTCTGCGTGAGACACGGCCGCATCGCGAGCAGAGAGCCAAGCTTCTTCACGGGTGTGCGAATAGGTCTTCGGGGTGCCGTGAAAGTTTACATCACCCCAATCAGGTATCTTGATCATCTCATTGCATTCTTCCGAGGCCTGCATGCCCTTCTGGTTCTTACCCCAGTGCCATGGGACAAACGGGATCTGCATCAGCTCTGCCAGCATGGTCTTCACAGGAACCGCCCGCGAGGACCGCCCATTCCGCGAAAATACCCGGTGGGTCAGGATCTCGCCATGGATGATCCGGGGATACCGCATCCGAATGGTATAGAGATTTGGGCAGTTGTCACCGCCCTTTGACGCCAAAACCACTTCGACCTGCATCTCTTGGTTTTTCGGGTGTTTGTATATTTTTTTCATGTTTTTATCCTTTATTCACTTCAGGTAAAACCGCACCAAGTTTGCGCAAATCATCCACAATAGGAGCAACATTTGCGGGGAGGTTTGCTGTCTTATCATTATCCTTCGGCACTAGATAGTGCAGCTCTGGCTCCAAGACTTCGTACAAACGCTTGGTAGTTCGAACACTATCAAGCGTTGATCTCAAACGAATTCTTACGCTTTCAATCAAGGCCGATTGCTCAACATAGGCAGAAAAAAGACCAGAATTAATAACGGCTTTTGACAGCGCGTGATTTAAAGTTCCTTCTTTCAAATGCATCATTACCGCCTTATCAACTCTTACCTCTAGCTTCCTTATTTGATCTTTTGATCCATAAAGATAAGCAATACCATTTCCACTTTTAAGATTCCCTGATGATCCATTATACCCATTACCCTCTTTTATCAAAACCTCAAAAGAATGAAGGTATTTTCTTGTTTCTGGGTTATCATAAGCAACTTTGATTTCCGTTGGCATAAATGCATAAAGCACGTTTTGCACAACTGGGACCAAAAGCTCCATGTAATTGGCTGTAGGAAGGCTCTTCATAGCAGAATATAAGATATTGCTGCGGATATTGCTTGTAAGGTTCATTTGATTTTTTCCTTTTAATGAAAAACGGCGTCAATGCCGTATGATTTCGCTTCAGACATCGGGCAGATCATCATGGGCTCCACATCAGACGATTCCCATGGGGGGCAGGGCAGACTGACCAACCGAAACATCGTGCGCTCAACGTCTAGGGCTGCGCTATAAACACACTGCGGAACCTTGATGGTTTTCTTCATCATCTACTTATCTCCTTATGGTAAGTCATGTTTAGACTGATAGTATCTCTATCAGATAACGTCAATACAAATCTGCAAGTTTGTATCGTACTATCTTCTTTTTGTTGTACCTGTGAATTGCTTCCTCCGCCCTCACCTCTTCCTTTTCCACCATCCTGCGCAGGCAGCTTTCGACATCTTCGCGCCGAAATTTCTTCATGCGGTTCAGGATGACGCCAAGGGTTTCTCCTTCATCTCCGGAAAGCAGCTGTGCGATCCGAGACTTCATTGCAAGCGCGGGGGCGTCCACCTCGCGGTCATTGGCCGTCACCATCCGCATCTTGCTTTCCATATCGCGGCGGATCAGCGCAAAGGCCCAGCGAACATGCTCGACCGTGCGAATTCCCTCGGGCACCGCAAGGATCAGGCTGATCTTGGTGACCTGCTCATAGCCGCGCATTGCAAGTGCCTCTAGGCCGCTGCGCTCTTTGTGCTCCTGAGCCATCCGGTCGAAGTACCGAATGATGCTGTCGAGCATGTCAGATGCCGCCTTTTCCGTCGGGATCACAATGCGCTCACCATAGTTTTCAACGCGAGCGCCGGCAGGGCGCGTAGCATCAAAAGATCCGCCCGTGGCGATCTGCTGCAGCGACAACTTGATGTCGTCTGGCAGGGCAATCTTTTTCCACCCCATCCGCGTTTCCGGGGCCGTCTCTGTTTCGATGCAGAGTATTGCGCGACCGATAAAGCCGTTTGCCGCTGCCTCATAATCGACCAGCTCATCAAAGTTCTTGGCAGTGGTGAACCCGCACATCGATAGGAAAGGCCGATCCAAGCCCTGATCGAGCGTCTCTAGCATGTGGATCAGGGCGTTCTGTCGCAACTGTAGGTATGGCTTTGACCCAGACTCGTCCATCTGCTTGTCGATCTGTGACAACTCCTTGCGCAGGCTCAGGCGCACGTCTTCCTTCACGTCGCCGCTGATCGTCATGCGACCATCAGCCTTGGAGTACGCCGACATCAGCGTGCCAACCACGCCCTCCATATAGATCGCGCCGCCGCCCTTCTGCGCAGATTTGATCTTCTGCAGCAGGAAGCCGATCTCGTCGATGACGTAAAGCGCAGCTTGGTGGCGCGTCAGGTTTCGAATGATTTCCTGCTCGGACTTGATCGTGCCATGGGTTGCGGCCGACAGGTTGCACGACAGCATGATTTCGCCGACAGCCTGAACGATTGCTTCCTTGCCAGATCCGGATCCGGCGACGTTGAACACAAAGATGTTCGTCGTGGCCCGGTCGCGGTCGTCGGTGTAGGATAGGCCCGCGATATTTCCCATCGCATAGATGGCTGCCATGGACGACAGGCGCTCGCGAGGGCGACGGCCGCGTGTGTTGATCCACTGAGCCAGACGGCCGGTCAGACCCGGCGGGCGAAGCAGGTCGATGCCGGAAATGTCGATCTTTTCGCCCGTGTCCTCGTCAACAACCTTAAAGTCAAACTCCACGTCGGACTTGAATGTTACCGGTGCCTTCCAGCCGCCCTGCTCCGCATAGTGCGCCAGCGTCCCGAGGGTAACGGGGTTGGCCGACTTTCCGAAGCTGTGCCACTTCTTTGGGATCTCGTCTGCGTTGTATTTTCCAGATTTTGATGACCATGTGTCCCACACGTCCAATGCCGTGCCGCCGGAGGCGTGATGAAGGGCCATGCCGACGCGAACCCACACCTCGTAATCATCAACATCACCGACGTGCGAAACCATGTCCTGCAGATCTGAATTACTGACATCTACGGTCTGGCCGCCCATATCGGCCCGGTGGCGCTCCGGCTTGCGGAGTTTGGCAAGAAGCGCTGCTGGAATTGGCTCAATATCTTCCGGCCCGCCTTGGACAAGCTCATACCGATTTCCGGATGCATGCAAGGATCCGGGGCCGACGACGAATGCCGCACCAGATTTGAAATCGATGCCCGGATATTCCGGGAGCTTAATCACGATGGCCTCACTGGCCGGCATTGAGAAATATAGGTGCTTCGACCCGTGGCCAGATCCGGTATTGACGATCATGCCAGCGCCAGAAACCTCTGGAAAATCCTCGAGCAGCTTTTGATAGCTGAGCAAGCCACCGTTGCGCGCATCAACGTCGATAGTGATCAGGTCGCGCTGCAGGACGCCGAAGCCGGTGTCGAACTGGCCAATCTCTTCCATGACCTCAAGCTGCTCTTCAGACCATACCGGCGTATGCTGCCAGTTTGAAACAAGGGGGTGCTTTAGAACTGCCCTGCACTCCGCATCGCCGCACTTGCATTTTCCCTCAGGCGTCACGCCGTGAAGGCCGAATACGCGATATCCGGCTTCCCAAAAAAGTCTATGAAGCATTTTTTTATCCGAACAAATAGGTGCCGAGTTTCTCGATAGTCTGAAGGCTTGGCATTTCGCCGCGACCCTTCGCGATGTTTCGTACGGTGTTTTCGTGCAGCCCGGTGGATGCGGCAACCTTTTGCAGGTGACGATCATCTAAGGCGGTGCGTATGCGTGCAAGCTGTTCTTCTACGGTCTGCCGGATAAGCTTGGCGGGACTTTCTTCTGTATTCGACATTTAAATTGTCTCCTAGGTTACAAATCGTATGTTGACACTCTCACAAACAGGATGTAGCGTCAATGGTGTTGTAGGAAAAGAAAGGACAGAGAATGAGTATTCTCGACCAAGCGACAAAGCCTAAGCAGGGGGCTGTGGTGGTTACCATTATCGGCGACGCCGGCCTAGGCAAGACCTCACTGGGGGCAACATTCCCAAATCCAGTTTTTATCCGTGCCGAGGATGGCATGGGGTCAATTCCAGATGACATCCGGCCGATGGCACTTCCGGTGCTGACCTCAGTCGGAGACCTGTGGGATCAGTTGATGGCGCTGATCCAAGAGGACCACGGATACGACACGGTTGTAATCGACAGCGTCACCGCGCTCGAAACCATGTTTGTAGATCACGTTGTTGATACCGATCCAAAGAAGCCGCGCGGCGTGCAACAGGCACACGGTGGATACGGCATGGGCCGGGATATGGTCGGAACGATGCACCGCCGTGTGCGCAAGGCAGCGGGACGTCTTGTTGAAAGGGGCGTCAACGTGGTATTCTTAGCTCACACAGACACCATCCGGATCGAGCCGCCAGATGCGGACCCATACACGAAATACAGCATGCGCCTGCACGACAAATCGATGCAGCCGTACGTCGACAATGTCGACCTTGTTGGGTTCCTGCGGCTCGAAACCTTTGTGACTGGCGACAGCGAGCGCAAGAAGGCGATCTCTGACGGAACACGTCAATTGGTATGCCACGCCGTGGCCACCAACGTGTCAAAGAACCGTTTCCACATCAACGAACCTCTTGAAGTCAAGCTGGGCGAGAACCCATTGGCTCAATTCATTCCACACCTAGCGAAAGGCAAATAATCATGGCATTTTGGGATCTCTCGGACGGCGAAGACGTTTCCTCCTCCACCAACGGCGAGTTTGATGCCGGCGGCGGCAACATGGAAGTCATCCCGGATAACACCTCGGTAAAGGCGATCATTGACGAGGCTAAATGGGCAAAAACCCAAGACGAAGATGAGTATATCTCTTTGCGTTGGACTATCCTTGCGCCAGAAGAGTTCAAGAACCGCAAGGTATTCCAGAAGATTTGGGTTGCTGATGATAAGCCCGGGGCCAAGGATGCAGAAAAAACCCGCGATAAGGCAAAGCGAATGCTGGCGGCAATCGATCTGAATGCAGGAGGTAAACTGCTGGCCGGCGGAAAGCGTCCAACCGATGAAACCTTGACTGGAGGCCTGACCAATAAGCCAATGGTGATCAAGATCATGGTTTGGGAAATGGAAGATCGCGCCACCGGCAAGATGAATCAGGGCAACTGGGTTGGCGCGGTTTCGCCAAAATCTAGCCCCATCACCTCGTCAGAAGAGGCGGCCAAAAAGATTGCGAGCACCCCGCCAAAGGCCGGAGGTGGCAGT